TGATATAAAGCAGCGTCTATGCCTATACGACACAAACGTGCATGACTAAACTCACACCGATATTTAACTTGTCCAACAGTAAGCTCTACTACACACCCTTCCTCCTCCAAATCACCATCCATTCCACAAAATGTATGATAATTTGTCAGAACTACTCGTCCTCCAATCATCACAGCACTATTATTATAGCCATTTATACTAATTCGTGCCATATTAGGTACCAATCTCGACATAGTAACTTCTACTGCATTCTGATCAATCGAACCTTCTGGATGTTTTACTACCACTGGCATTTTTACTACTGGTTTACCATGTGCCATCCTACCTTGTGTTTTTGCATAATGGCCAGAATAAACCCCTTCAGCTCTTAAAAAACGTCGAACTTTTGGATCTAACAATGTTTTACGAATAATCTCTTCTACTTCTTCATTCGACAAATTAGAGAAGTCATCACAGTCTTCCATAGCGTCATTAAAAATTTTAACCATCTCAGGTGTCGCTCCCCTCAAATTCTGATATAAATCATCCCATCTTCCTTCAGGTTCTTTCAATCGAACTTCAGTATTATTCAAAACCCCTGCTAAATTACCAAGCATATCTCTTGCCTGTTGATGTTCTTTGTCCAAATTTGATAAAATTCCTTGAATTTTCTTTTCTGATTTCTTCTGATTATCATTTCGGAATTTCTGAATAGTGAAACTTATTCCAATCAAACCACCCACAATTGCTGCAAATGGTAAAATACTCATCAACGCTTCATACCACAAGGGTTTTTCCCACTTCTTATCTATCTCTTCCAATAATTGATAAAATTTTGCTCCTTCAGAATCACTGAATAACTTACGTCCTGACTCCTCTGGTATTCGATTATTTAAAGACATAAATTGAGCAAAATCATTTGCTAATCCATCTGGTCTCATAGGTAAATTAGCCTCCTCTATCATTTTTTCATAATTTTGAGCAGCCAAAACTTGCCCATCGACATGCTTCTTATAGCCTGCCTTCAATCGCTTTATAAACTCCACATATCCAATAGGTTCTCCTCTGAACGATTGATTCTGATTATGTCGTTCTCGAAACTCCCAATGTGAATAGTCTGATGGTATTAACTCTGGATTAACTTCATGTGTTCCTGGCTTACAAAATTCCTGCTCACTATCACTTCATAAAAGAAATGACGTCTTCTATTCAAAGCTTCGGCACATCTCAATTCTGTTGCAGCAATAAATGCATTATTCGATGAAACTACAACCACCTGTGATCTAAAAACTTCTCCCTTATCTTCTAATGAGGCCATAGGTAATCGCATTTGCTCGTTTGAAACAATAGTAATCATTTCGCCAATGTCACCCGGACCAACTCCTCCAGAGTTAGTAACGGCTCCAAAATCGTCATACTTTACTGCAAATTGTCCTGTATATCCATCCCAATGTTGCACTGCTGGACTTCTACCCCACGATAAATTTGGAGTATCTGCTGGACAACCTGCCAAAATAGCTGGTATAATGGTTGTCAAAAATGACTTTCCAGTTCCTGATAAACCATACAAATAAACTACATAAGGAACTCTTCTTCCACCACGGTTCAACGCTGACATATCTACGATCTTAAAGAGCGCGTCAACCTTCTTAAAAGACGACTCTAATAATTTATAAACTTGTTGCACTTTCGTTCCATGATCTGTACACTCTTTCAATAACTCTTGCCCGGTAGCATATAATCTCATAATCTGTTGTTGTATCTTATGATCATACGCTGCTTGAACTGTATATATGTGTGAATCAAGCGAATTAACTTCATCAATCCACGTATAAAATTTCGTTCCTGGCGCAAATATCTTCAACCACCACTGTGTTGGTATTACATAAGTCAACCAAATTTGAACTTGGTCTGGTACCATTCTAATAAGCTGTAACGCAAATTCGGTCATATCTTTATATTCTCTTAATATACCGCTTTTGTACCTTAAAGACTCATTAACGTATTTCATCCTAGACATATCTGGTGTTTTTCCTGTAATCAATGTTCCAATTCCTTCTGTAAAAATATTAAACAAATTCTCTGCGGCCTCTGGTCTTGCTGGTATCGTACCCTCTACAATTTCCTTCGAGCACGATATTTTGATGACTGATTTCACAAAGTTATCAATTAAAACCGCGTCCACACCAAATAATTGAAACAAACGAACAATAGCTGATGGTATAAGATAAAAAGATTTATTTAAAAAACCCATAATAATATCATAAACTAAAGTCAATGCATCTAATATTTTCGATAAAAACGGTTTAACAACTGGTATTACTTCTAACATTTTCTTAACTTCTTTAATTAAATTTGAAAAATGTGATGCTGCCTCTGTTATAGATGAGGCTGAATTCTGATAAGCTTTCATAGTATCCAAAATATCTGGTGACATTCCACTTAATTTATCCATTGCATCCTTGGCACTATGCGTTGCTTCTACTAAAGATGGTAACTGATTTTCCATAAAGGTATAATTAGAACAACGCTCATATTCTGATGCTTCTTGTCCAAGTTCTTCAATTGGAAATCCATTAATATCTTGACTCAACGATTCCATGCCATTTGCTTTATTTATATTTTGCATTATTTTCGGAATCAGCGATTGGTGTCGTCCAATTCTAAACGCCTTAATTACATAAGGTGTCAAATACAATCGTAAACTCCAATTAGTATAAACTTAACTTTCATCCAATATCTTAAAACCGTCCAACTATTACAAGATTTGCGTAAGGAGAGTCACATCCTATCCTGTCATGGTGGGCGCACAAACCTTTGATTCATAAGATCCAACGCTATTAAAATAAATATAATTAATAATACCACTCAAAAAACAACATTCGCAACGGTAAATATGATCTAAGATAGAATGATTCGAAAATC